ATCTCGTATTACTACAGATCTACAAAGTTGCCCGAACTAAGTTGTTTGCCGGAGTTTAAATGGCCAAAGGCCAATGTATTGCCGACGACCATCGCCCTCGGGCTGCAGCGGTACTCAAAGTACCTTGATAAACTGCTGCTCGCTAAGCGCTCTGGATCGTCGTTGTCTCGGTTACTACGGTACTCTCCTTCTTGGTTACCACAAGGTGGAATTATGAAGCAGAGGCCGAATATGCGGTATTATCTACCGCGTCGCTGATATCGTACTATCCTGGTCGAGCAGAACTCGACAAATAACATCAGACAAAACACTCGTCCTATGGACTCTTCTATCACGATCAATACCCACAGTTATGGGCTTAGCCGGCAGGAACCCACGCGCAACGATCGCACTGCGACCGTCGGCGGTGTCACCTACGCGGCATCCGCGGGATACCAACTCCAAAAGCAAAGCGGAGAAAGCGTCGTGCGCAGTGTGCGCAAGATTGCTGTCCCTGTTACGCTGACGGAGAATGGCGTTTCCCGGGTAGTTGAAGGCTCGGTCTCTCTTGTCTACGTAGTCCCGGTTGGGGCCACGGAAGCTCAGATCACTGCAGCTCATTCTGAGTTGCTGAGTTGGGCTGGTCAAGAGGGATTCCTCACCTCCATCGTCTCGCGCCAGATTTAAAGGCGTAAGCCCTCCGCTTGGAGGGTCGGGATAGAATAACGTGTAGCGTCTGATTACCTAAGGTATGAGAACCGAACTAAGTTACGATCTCACAGATAGTATTACGCGGGAAGTATCCCGCTTGCTGGACACGCCTCAGGATAGCATGCCAACTGAAAATAAGGATGTAGAGCTGTTAAAGGTTCTAGATTCTGACGATAATGAGGTTGTCTATGAGGCCAACGCGTTGAAATTGCTTCGTACGGTGTGCAAATACCGTTATAAGCTGAAAACGCAACCAACCCGTGAACAAACAGAACAAGCGAAAGAAGGCTTTTTGGGGCGCAATCGCCGCTGTCGGCCTAACGGTCACAGCGATTTTCGCGCCGCCCTTGACGCCTGTAGTTACCGCTCTTGTACACTTAGTCCAACCGTCTACGCCCTAGCGATTGCTAGGACGCTGGTTCAAGCTATAGTGTGGCGGTATCGGATTGGGGATCCTTCACATGGTCCCGGTACTACGTACTTCAAGTACGATACTGTCTTAGACAAGTATCGTTACCTGGAGCGCGATGTACCAGATCGTCTATGGAGACGACATTCCGACTACTTCAAAC